GATTCCATTATGCTTGTCCTCCAGTTTCCGATAGTAATGCTGGTCTCACCATACTTATAGAAACTCTAGAATCAGAAAGAAGGTTCACTCTGTGAGTTATAAAAGAAGGCATTACTACCATATTTTTATTTGCTTCAACAATAATACTTTTAAGTTTGCCTTCAACCAAGTCAAACCATTCCCATTCGGTGGTTCCTTCCAAGTTGAAGGCATAAACATTATACCCATCCATATGCCATTGTAGAGTACCATGAGTGCCGTCTTCCATACTACAAAACGCTGAAATATCTTGACAATCTAGATCTTTCAACATTTCGTGAAATACTTTCGGGCAATACGGAGACTCTCTTAAATCAAAGTGCCTGTGTACAAATCTTGGCGGATTAACTCTGTTATTAACACTACAACTCCAACCTATTCTGGTCTTACTACACAAAGAAATAAATTCTTCAGGAGTTGGAAATCTTGAAGTATAATATTCAGATAATTCCTGCTCATATGGAGTACATGCTACTATTTCTCTTTTGAGGCGTTTCAAGCTGCTCCCCAAACATCCTTCCAATCACCAGTCAAGGCACCGCGTGCATAATCAGTGGCACGATTCTCGAAGAAATTTGTGTGCGTGGGCGCATTAATCATTTCTTCTACCCAAGGCAATGGATTTTTCTTTACTTTAAAAATACCTTTCATGCCTAGCGAAATCAATCGTCGGTCACATATATAGCGAATATATTGTTTTACTTCTTCGGATTTTAATCCTTCCATAGGACCCATAGCAAAAGCGAGGTCAATAAACTTGTCTTCAAGTTCTACCATTTTTTCAGCGATAGTGTAGATTGAAGACTTGAGTTCGTCGTTCCAGATCTGAAGATTTTCTTCAACATAGGTACGGAATAATTTAATCATCGACTCGGCGTGCATTGTCTCATCAACGATAGACCAAGTAACGATTTGCCCCATACCTTTCATCTTACCGTGACGTGGAAAGTTGAGAAGCATGATAAACGAAGAGAATAATTGCATGCCTTCGGTAAACGCTGAAAAGGCAGCGATATTAGTAGCAATGGATTGGATTGTACCATTCTTACCTGACAAGTCGAGGAAGTATTCGTGCTTCTCGCGCATCGCCTCGTACTCCAGGAACTCGTTATATGTGGACTCGGGCATACCCAAGGTCTCGATGAGATGAGAGTATGCAGCGACGTGCAGCGCCTCACGTGCCGCAAATCCAGACAACATCATCCTAATCTCAGGTTGCTTAAAGTATGGCAGATAGTTATTAACATAACCGCCAGCAACGTCGATGTCGCCTTGAGTAAAGAATCTAAAAATATTAGTGAGGAATGCTTTTTCTTCGTGCGTGAGTTTACGCTGCCAATCTTTGACATCTTCTGCCATTGGTACTTCCGTGTGTAACCAATGAGATTGTTCGTGTTTTAACCACGACTCATATGCCCATGGATAGTTAAATGGTTTGAAATATTCTCGCTCGTTGACAAGACTAGGACGCATTTAGTTTTTTCCTTTTTCTATATTGCTAAACCAACTTACTAACACTATTCTAGATCCACCATGTACCGCAGAAACACCGTGCCTTAATCTTGGTCCATATACCATGCTTTCTCCGTTTTCCATCTCAACAACGTCAGGAATTATATCTTGACCATATGGAGGATTTTTCATTTCCGATTCAAACCTTGTGCAATGTAAATCAGAAGGTCTAGAACCTTTTTGATTATATACGGAATGTATCACGGGATATCCACCTACAAGATCAGTAGAATCTAATAAAGTAACAATGGTTATTTCTGAACCGTGGTCATCATGCATCCGAGTAAACGAACCAGGAACATATTTTAGTAAGTAAGAACCTATATTGTAATCTTTTCTAGAATATTTGTGTAATTCTTTTATAAAATTTAATTCAACGTCATTTCTATCTAAATCATAACGGAACATACTGAAGAGATTATAATACTGCCAAACTCCATACCAATCAACTTTAGAAGCAAATTCTTGTGCTTCTTTCAACGCTTCTTTTGAAAGAATCGTGTCCTTTATATATCCTTCCATCTACCCCTCGCAGGCAATACACTCTTCATCATTTATCATTGCGCTCATATCTATTTCTTTAATGACTTCGCGCTCAATTCTCCTTGATACTCTGTCTGCTTTACCGAGTTTCTCAGACCGACAGTAGTATAAGGTTTTCATACCTTTCTTCCATGCTAAAAAGTGTACTGCGTGCAAATATACAATATTTGTATCTGGACGGAAAAATAAGTTAATTGATTGAGATTGATCAATGAAGTTCTGTCGATCAGCAGCGTGCTCGACAACCCAACGTTGATCAATCTCCATCGACGTTTTAAAGACGTCGCGTTCATCCTGAGATAAAAACCTCAAATGTTGCGCAGAACCATCATTAGCAATAATACTAGACCAGATTTCATCATAGTCCTGCTTGGTCTCACCTGACTCGATCTTAGATTTAATCAGTTGATCTAGATAACGATTCTTATTTAAAAACGCTCCAGACAAGGTATCCTGTCTGTAAGCATTTGCTCGATATGGTTCAACACTTGGAGAAGTATTGCCCATGATGATGCTACTGCTAGCATTAGGAGCAATAGCCATGACGTGAGAAAAGCGTCTACCAGTGCGTTCAGCGTCAGGTGCTTCTCCCCGTTCTTTACCCAGTTCCAAATTTGCTTCATCGAGTTTCCTCCTTATTAAAGAAAAGATTCGATTATTTGTTACCTTTGCCATTGCGCAGTCAAAAGGCAACATTTTCTTTTGAAGATAAGCATGGAACCCAAGGGCACCGATGCCGATACTTCGTTCTCTCATAGCAGAAAACTTAGCACGGGACACCGTGTCGGGTGCTTTATCAATAAAGAACTGAAGGACATTATCAAGCATCTCTGCCATGTCCCTCAGAAACAATTCGTTTTTACTCCAAGCATCATAATACTCAAGGTTTACTGATGATAAGCAGCAAACAGCGGTCCGCTCCTCATTAGTAGGTAAAATAATCTCGGAACACAGATTAGACTGATGAATCTTTAATCCGAGTTTCTTTTGAAACTCAGGCATTAACCGATTACTAGTGTCGATAAAATGAATGTACGGTTCACCAGTTTCCATGCGCAACTCTAGGATCTTTTGCCAAAGTGCCTTTGCTGACACAGTGTCGCGTATTTCACCTGAATGTGGATCGATCAAATTCCAACCGTCATCAGCATCAGAGTCTTGCATACAACGTTCAATGAGTTCCATAAACCGATCGCTGATGTTTATACCGTGATGCAAATTTAAGCAACGACGATTCTGATCGCCTGTTGGTTTACGCATCTCAAGGAACTCAGTAATATCTGGGTGCGAGATGTCAAGGTATGCTGCGTATGAACCACGGCGAGTTTTGCCTTGACGATATGCCAAAGAAGATGCATCGTAGGTTTTAAGATGCGGGATTACACCAGTCGACTTCTCATCTGAAGAACGGATACCAAACCCGATGCCTACACCGCCACCCATCATAGACAACCAATTGGTTTCTGACAGGTTAGCGACAAGACCTTCAGCAGTGTCTTCGATATAGTTCAGGAAGCATGAGATTGGCATGCCCTTTCCCGTGCGCCCATAGGCGAGAATCGGAGTAGAGTAAGATAACCAGTGCTTTGAAGAATAGTCGTAGAGGCGCTGAGCATGCTCAGGATTAGAAGCAAAAGTGGTTGATACATAAGCAAAGCGATGCTGAGGAGACTCTTCGTCTTCTCTCATGTAACTTTCGCGTAATCGTTGAAGACCTAGTTTGTCGAAGAGTTCATCGCGAGAGAGATCTATCTCGATCCCACGGTATACTTGCTTTGCCATTTCGCTTCCTTTGACGAATTAATTTTAAGAGTAGACTTATATATTATAATGAGATTGTCAAACAAAGCAAGTTATTTTTCTATTTTACGCATTCTCCCCATTATTTCAATGAAGCGTCTGGTGATAGGGTATCGCTTTTTCTTGCGAGGTCCCATATTGGCGGTGTCATGAGGAATACCAGCGTCAGCAGCAGTAGTCATCTCTTCGTTGGTTAGGTGCGAAGGGTGGTAGTCCTTCATTCGGTTGCCATGAGCAACTTTGATATGATCCCTGCCTACGCTAACGACAGTTCCCTTCTTTCCGTCCTTTGTCCTTACTTTAGACCTTTCCGGAAACTTGCTGGACAACTTAGCGACGTCCTTTCTTAAACTTTCTGAATATTCTTTAAACTTTTTCATTTTTATTTTCCCTTCCACCCCTTACCGCGCATCATTCGACTTATCTTTTGTGATATCATTCTGATTCTGGTAGAATTGGTCAGTCCATACTTGGCAGCGATATCCTTCTTCTTCATACTTGTGTAGTTATCGTCTACCCAAATATCAATGTTTCTTTTTAAAGTAGGTTCTTGGGGAGACCTTGGGTCATGTAACATTTTGTATATTCTTTTTGTGTCGATATTCGGCGATTCATTTAAGAAAGTTTTAAACTTTTTCATTTCCGGAGTTCTCCTACAGCAACATATAGTTGCTTCGCTGTTCGATCGTGCGTGACTTCAAAGATATCTACGCCGAGCATATTTCCTATTGAATACGTGTTATCGAAGACCCGCACTTTATCGCCTTTCTTGCAAACTTCTTCACAAGTAGTATTGAGCATTTTGTCGTTTGCTAGGCGATAGATTCCTGGAGACAACATACCGTCTTTAGTGCAAAACCATGAAGTATCCTCTGAAAGTGCCTCCAGAGGATCCACATCGCACGCCTGCGCTATTTTGTTGATAGAGGAGTCGGATAGGTTTAGTTGTTCTTTAATTAAGTAAAGTGCCGCAGCATAAGTGGCCAGTCTGCTACCGCCACCAGGAACTTTGGCGAGCAACTTTTTTAAATTGAATACAAGACGATGAAACGCATTGTAAGCACTTCTTTCTTCTGAAGTGTCGGGACTTTTAAGTTTGTTTCCTTCTTTGTCAATCAACCCAAGTTTAAAAGCAGTAGTGTCTTCAAACTTGGTTGTAAGTAGACGAAGGAATCGAAGGGTATAAACGAGGTCGCCAGTTCTAGATAATAGTCCCATCAGATGTTTTCCAGTTTCTGGACCACCCATGGGTCCGATTCTATTCCTTCCAAATCCCCTTCTTTTAAAGCATTCAAATACTGGAGAAAAGGTTTTAGTATAGGCAAATCTTTTGCTCCAGTTTTAAACACCAACATCAATATAGCAGGTTCGTTCCCGAATACGTTTAGTAGGATAGTTATGTGATTTAGAATCAATCTTTCACACAACTCACCACCACGCGTGTATCTGTTGAAAAGTCGTTTGATGTATTTAAATCGACTTATTTCTTGCTGAAATTCTTCTGCGTCTAAGCAGCGAGGACTATAATAGTTTCTCGCTGCATATAGAAAAAAGTTATCTTCGTTTATCTCAACATTCATACAGATTATATAGTTGAGATATATGAATTACTTTTTGCTACCTTCTCGCAAATCTTTGATCATTCGATCTTTAGTGTTGCGCTTATCAAGTTCAACACCGAGCTCGCGACCAAGTTCTTCTAATTTCGCTTTAGTCAATTTTTTCAAATCTTCAGCAGAAGGCAAAGAATCTACTGCCTCTTTTACATCTTCTTTGACGTCTTTAACAACTTCTTCGATCTTTTCTTCGATCTCTTCAATTGTTTCTTCAACTTTTACCAGTGTAGAAGATTTGTTTAGAACCAACCAAACAACTACAGCTGCTACACCAACCAAACCAAGTACATATAATGCTTCCATTACAACAAACTCCAATTATTAAGAATTATCTTTTACTTTTGTAGGACTCTTAGAGTCTCCGTTACCAAGATTATCACCGCGACGGGCAGGGGATTGCGATTTAACTGCTTGCCCTGCTTTGTGTACATCATCGTGACCTTTTTCTTCAAAGTCGGTGTAAGCAGTGTCAACCTTATGCTGATCTACAAACTCTTTTGACTTTGGAGATTCTTTGTCCAGAAGTCCTTCTGGTTTCGTAGCACCTTTAGTGTGCTTTTTATCTGGCGAAGCAACAGCACGCTCAAGAACTTCAGCAAACTCGCGAGTCAACTCTGGATAATCCGTCGCCATTGACTTATCGCCGTTCTTCTTGTCTCCTTTGCGCATTGGTGCGCCCTTAATAGGATCAGCAGGTGCTTCTTCTTTCACTGCTTCTTCATGGTATCCTTTACCATCACAGTGCTTGCATCCCTTCCCTTTACACTTCGGACATTCGACTTTGTCATCATCATCGTCGTCGTCATCGTCGTCGCCGTTGTCGTTTTCTTTCTTCATGCGATCTTTACCGCAAGAAGATTCGTCTGCTTTCTTCGCCTTCTTAGCACGGAGAGCAGCAAGGTCGTCACCTTCAATATCTCCGTCCTTGTCGACGTCTAGTTCTTTTTGCTTGGGAGACAGTTTCTTCTCGACTACTTCGAGATATGCTTCCCAAACTTTTTTCATGGAGTCTAAGTCCATTGTTATTACTCCTGATCAGTAGAGTTAGTATCGTTATTTATATTCTTTTTAGTTTGCGCTGTAATCTGTTCTTCATAATAAATGATAATTGCTTTTTGTTGCTCAAGGTATCTACGAATATCTGCAAGGTTCAATGACAGATTCTCATAGTGCGGAACAGACAACGCAAAGAAAACTAGGTCGCCATTAGCGTTTTCAAACCTTTCCTCAAATTCATGAATGTTGTCAGTGGTAACTGTGTACCAGTTGACATCAACCATGTTGATGGGACGAGGAGGAGATCTCAGAGGAATGTCCGGAGTCTGTACTACCGTCCTAGTGACGACAACCTCTTTGGGTTTTGTAAAACTACACCCCGTCGTTATCGTTAGGATTAGACTTGCCGCTAATAATTTCAATACCATCGAATGCCTTCTTAGTTCCATTGTTTATCCTACTTTCAATCAATCCTGGTTTTTTCAACGCAAGTCGAGTTAAGTCATGATTACCAAACACTTCAATTAGTTTGTTTCTACTTTCTTCTGACTTCGCTAAATCTGCTTCTAACTTTAATTGCAACTCTGCTGTTTTTGCAGCGTTTTGTACCATAGTATCTATAGTCCGCTGATTATCCTCTACAGCAATTTTTAATGTTGCATTATTTGCCTCAAGTTGTCGAATGGTATTTTGTGTATCAGTGTAATAAAAATAACCACCGCCAGCAATAGAACCAAACAACAATAATATTAAAAGGATTGGCATTTTACTTTGCTTTCGCCCTCAAGGATTTGATTAACATAATTTTAAACTTGCGCTTGTCGACTGGTTTCTGTAGACTATCGTGTCGCTTTAGAATCATATCAATTTGACCAGGATTCAATGTAACTTTTCTACCAGTAGGGGATACAGTGATCGCTTGGTTGCCGCCACGGTCTTGCGCCTTGCGTAACTGCATGAAGATGTTACGATCTGCTATTTCCTCGGAACCAGTGTGAACCTTACCCTTTGAAGTTTTGGATACAGGTTTCGCTGGAGCAGGTGCTGCTTTTTTCGCCGCTCTATCTTTCTGAAGCGCTGCTTTCGCTGCCTTATCTAACTCTTTCCTCTGTGCAGGAGACAGATATTTTGCGTCACCAAACTTCTTCTTGCGAAGTTCTGCTTTCTTATTAGTGAGTTTCTGCGATGCTTCATGAATCTTACGACCGTCAGTCTTATGGACGGTTGCTTTGTCTCCGACCTTATTAACTTTGTTTACACGATCAGCATACTTCTTTGCACCTGCTGATGTAGGATGATAATGCTTGATTGATCTAGTGCCGTCTTTTTTCTTGACGACGACTACGTGTCCTGGTTTGTCAGTAAAGTCACGTGGATCCATTGACTCTTTCATTGCTTCGCGTTCCTTAGAGTGACGGTTCTTGAGGTTCTCTTTTTCTTTGGCGTGCTTCAACTTCAAACGTGCACGTGCTTCAGCATCTTCCTTGCGCGTCGCGAATA